ATGCAGCCAGCACCGTCAAAACAATGCCAAGTATGACGTACGGGTTGAACAGGCTCATTCGCCGGTCTTTCCACGGACGTAGGCAGTTGCCGCCATGAACGCCACCACAATCGTGCCCATGGCAGCGCAGTAGGTGGTGACCAAGCCGTTCAGGGCGTTGACCTTGTCCAGTGCCACCAGCTCGGATGCCAAGTACGCAATAAGCGCAGGGGGCGCAACCAGTGCTGCCCAAGCCATGATGCGCTGCTGGTCAGCCATCTTGTCCATGTTTTCAATTTGCATCATGCGCTCAGAGCGAGCCAACTCCGTGTCCGTCACCACGCCATCGTGGTCAGTGTCAAATTGGTTGTAGCTTGAGTCTTTTTCTAGTTGCTTACTCATCTTTCGTCCTTTCTTTTCGCTCGATCTCGCGTCTTAACCGTTCAACCTTAACAATCTCTTGCTTAACTTCATTCTTTGTTTCCAAGATGTCCAAATACAGCATTGCGCCCAAGGGCAGTAAGAGGGCTATCAACACACAACAGGCTATCCAGGCAATCATCTCTTCCCCCAATGACTTACGAACCACAACCACAGCCACAGGTAAAGGAGGAATATAGAAGTCACCACCACTGCTGCCAGCTTTGCTTGCAGGTTTCTTTCCTCTTGACGGTGTAGCCATGCGTCTTGCCTTTTCTTCGCCTCCTCCTTGAGTCTAGCTTTTTCCTGTTCCTCTGAGATGACTTCGCGCATCTTGAAGACTTCTGAGTACAGCGCGCCCATTTCTTTGGGCGATTGATACACCATAGTCTCTCGGATTTGAATGACCAACCTGTCCATTTCTTGCTGTGCCATCACGCGCTTGAGCGCGGCTTCCATCAAGTTCTGATCTGGATCGTAGACAGTTTGGCTTTTCTCTTCTTCCTCCCTGATGTGCGCGGCCAGTTGTTCTTGTAACTTGAAAAAATCGGTCAGGTTTTTGACAATGTCAATCTTGACCTGAGTCTCGTCAACTGCGACATAGGCTGACTTCTTTTTCGCCAAAGGCTTTGCTGTGGCGGCTGGCTTTGGCTTTGCACCAAAGAACGAAAGCAACTGATTCCAAAAGCCGTGAACCTCTTTGCCAATGGCGATGACTTCATCAGCCGTATTCTTGATCTCAACAAAGGATTCTTTGGCCTGCTTGTACAACTCGCAGCCAGCTTGGATGTTCTTGACCAATCCAGCCGCAAGTAGACAAATGCTGATCGGATCAATTTCACCCGCCTATGAGTTTGTTGACCATCGTGCCAACAAAGCCTGGGCCTAAAAGCACCGCGCCGATCACGATGTAGAGCAGATACTCAATGCGCGTCATGCGCTTGTCGCCTTCGGTAAAAGCCTTCTCTATTGCGGCATAGCGTTCACTGCACACCGCAACGTGGACGGCGTGGTCTTTTTCGATCTCGCTCATTTTGGATACTTAGCCTTTACCGCAAGACAGTCAGCAATGTATTTTGCAATTTGTGTTTGATCGCCTTTGACTACGCCGTCAAGGTAGTCAGTCATCGGTGGGTACTCAGCAACACGCTTTTGAGCGTAAGTCAATACCGGCGCGTTGGCGGCACGTAAGGTAGCGGCTTCTGCATCCGTGATCTGAACACTACCAACAGGAAGCAAATTCTTGTACTCGGCAGATAAAAGAAAGTGAACAGAATTGTCGGGGGCTTTGTAATACATGATCTATCCTTAACGAAGTTCAAACCAAGAGCTAAGCGACATCGTACCGGATGCTGAGTATGACCCGCTTGGAGGAACAATTGCGGTTACGCAACCGCCAAAATTCCCACCAGTTGCGTTAGATATTGATTGAACTGCCAAGCTATTTACAGTTAACGTTACGGTTGTGTTATTGGTACCGGTTGCATTGACACTTACTGAAATAGGTCTTCCTGTGGTGTTGTAGTAAGTTGTGCTAAACGCTCTGCTTGATGTAAGAGTTGTCCAAACTTGTGAGTAACCCAAGCTGCTCATGGCAGTCAAAGCCTGACCACCACACCCTTGGATAGTGCTAGGTGTTGTTGCCCAAGTGCCTGCCGTGGCTTGTGTGCTTTCAATGTAGCCAACGACACGGTAGGCCACGTTTGTACGGGCAGTGGTTGAATAAACGGTAGACGCGCTATCCGCAGCGCCAGCGCCGCCTTCGGCAGTAGTGCTTATCAACCCTGTTTCGGTCAAATCATTACCGCCCGAAATGTTGACAACCGCCAGTTCTACTGTGCCAGCATTGTCAAGCGCCAGCACAACGATTCGACTTTGTGTTGCGGACACTGTACCAAGCGTAGACCCCGACGACACGGTTACTGATATGGCAGATGTGACTGCTCGGGATACCACAGTACCACTGGTCAACGTGGAAGACCTAAACTCTAAAGTTGTTGGGTTCAGTGTGACCGTGAGCGCGTTAGCTGCCACAGTCGCAGTGATTGGTTTAATGGCAGACTCTGGCGCTTTGGTCAACGACCCACCACCAGAAAATGTAAGAGTGCCAGTAGTGGTTACGCCGCTTGTAGTGGTAGTAGTGGCGTTGACTGTAGTTGCGTTGACGGTAGTGATGTTGCCAGTGGTGCTGGTCAACGTGGTCACAGTGCCAGTGGTTGCGTTCAGCGTGGTGAATGCGCCAGTGTTAGGCGCAGTGCTACCGATAGGTGGTGGTGAGGCAAGCGAGGTGACCAAAGATATGTAATCAATGGGCGTGGCGATGTTGTCCACGGTGTACAGCAACACATCGGCAGAGGTGTATACGCTGAACTTGTACGAAGATGATGTAGCCAGCCAAATGTTAGCCTGCCCCAGCGAATTTAAGATAACCGGATTGGTGTTGGCCGTAGCAGCGGTGTAGTCGGTGTAGGTCGCTAGTGGCGTTGTTGTACCCGCAGCGTAGGTGTAGATTTTGCCGCCGACAAGAGGCAAGCCATCCGATCCGAAAATCTGCTGTTTGGGTGTGGGAGTTAAGCTGGCCATGTATTCACCTTAAATTTGTTATTCACGATTGAAGCCTCTAATTTCAACTTTTGGAAAATTAGTTAACGCGTTTTGATTTTCTTGCGCGGGTGCCAACGCGTTTTGCGTTTGCGTGATGATATTCAATTTGGTTGGGCTCAGTTGATTTTGAGCTTGGCCAAGTGCCCTAAGTACATCAATACGCTGGGATGCGGGGACTTTTTTCAGCAATGTTTGAAAGTCTTGCGCGGAGTTAAAACCTTTTTCAAGTTCTTTCAAAACGTTTGCGCTCATTCTGTCTTTTAAGATGTCCAGCATTTGGTTTGTCAAAGTGACTTTGACATCTAAAAAACTTGGCAAGCGAAACTTAGATTGGTTGGCTTCCAAAATTATTTTCATGGCATCCGCGCCAGCTTGGGTTTGACGCACCACTTCAGCGTCGCGCTTCAACTCTGCCTCAACGCCTTTGACCACATTCATTTGTTGCGGCGACAACACTTGGCTCAAATCAGAATACCGTGCCTCACCCGTGGCTTTCTTAAGCAAGGCAGACTCACCACGCCCCAACACGGTTGCAAACGGGCCTGCGCGCTCGCCCACGCCAAGAGGTTGCTCAAGCACGTTTGTCATAGCGTTCAAGACTTTGGCTTGATTAACAGGTGGCGATGCAGCGGCAAAAACTTGTTGCGCTTGTTCATAGCCTGGCAACGCTTGTTCAATTGTTTTCTTAACGTCAACCAAGTTTCTAACAATAAACTTATTGTCTTTGCTAGCAATTAAATCTTTGAGGTTGTCCAATACCGAAGACACTTGTTGCGCGCTACTGCTAGCTTCTAAACCAGTTTTTACTTGGTTTAGCGCAGACACCAGTTTGGCGTTGCCTGGGTTTGCGGCCAAAATTGTGTCAAGTTGTTGCGTCAGCGGCGCAGTGTTAATTGGCGTCAAAGGTAATGTAGCTGCGTTATAAAACGGTTTAGATACGTTCGTCCGCGCAATTTCTGCGGCTGTCAAGTTTGGTGTGACGGCTTGCAAGCGCGCCAAACGATCCGCTTCTTGCGCCGCTTGAACAGACAACGCAGCCCCAGGTGCGGTTTTAGCTTGGACAGTCTCACCAAGATACTGAATCTGAGGTGAAGTCACATCTGACAAAGCCTGACGTACTGTCATGTCTGGCGTTGCATTGGCCAACGCATTTTGAGCAGCAGCTATGTTCTGAGGTGTTCTGCCTTCTTCAGTCAGCGCGTTACGCACAATGTTGCCTGCACGGGCTGAAGCGCGTTGGCCAGTAATTGCGTCTACTACGTTGCCTGCGCCTTTTGCGCTCAAAGCTAAACCGTACCCAGCGGCGGCGGTAACAGGTGCTAAAGGGTTGGTGTATGTAGCGGCAGTACCTAGTACTTTTGAAGCCGCAGGCGCTACGCGAGCAGTTGCCGCCGCACCGCCGGTAAACAACGTAGATAGATCAGCCGCTGCTCCGACAGGGTCAGTTGCCAAAGTGTTTTTCAACGCATCTACGCTACCGTAACGGTCTTTAAACATACCGCCAACAGCGTTGGCCGCGTCAACAGCACGTTTGGCTGCTTCGGGTTTGTTGTCAATTTGGTTGACTAAATCAACAAGGTCTTTGGGTAGTATGTTTTGTAAAGCGCCAGCGCCAACATCTAACACACCCGACACTGTTTGCACAGGGTTTGTAATGGCAGTTATTAGACCTTTGTAAAAATTGGCGGCGCTTGTACCTACGTTAGCTAACGCTTCCCCTGGCACATCTGAAAACGACCGTCGTTGTGCAGGAATACCGCTACCACCGCTTGGCGCTGGCTTTGCAGTACTAAGATCAAATCCACCAGTTGCAACTGGCGCAGCGGTGTTAAGATCAAAACCCATTATTTGACCTCTTTAAACGATTTACGATCTGGGCTTACCCATGCTTTGTTGCCTGCGGCGTCACTTTCAAATGTCCAATTATTGCCAACGCCTGCTGGACGCGGTGCGGCGCTTTTAGCGGATGACAACGGCGGCACTATAACTGGCTCAAGAGAAAGACCTGTTCCTTCAGTTGCCGATTTAGGTAGTTGCTTGACACGTTTGTTCCATGCCTCTGCACTACGAACAGCCGCTTGATGTTGAAGTCTAGCCAATTCGGTGAGCGTTTGCGCGGTAAGCTGGATTGTGCCTCCAGCAATACCTTTTAAGAAGTTAAGATCTTTATCTGTGAAGCCTTGCCCTGTACCTAAGTTAGCGCTTTGGATTGCGTCCAAAGTGCTTTTACCTGTAGCGGAAATAAGTGACTCAGTGTTGGCAATTTTTTCTTCGTTGCTTGCACCGGCCACATTTAACGCGCGCGCAAGGTTCAACTTGACATCCGCAATAGGGCCTGTGAATACATTGCCTTGGTTGACCAAATCAATAATTCGATTGGCGCTTTCTGCCAATTGAGGCGCTTTCTCAGCAGTGGCCATTTTGGTAATGTCAGCCTCCGCCATTTTGCCTGCAAACTGCTCGCCAAATTTTTTCTCGGTGCTCTGAGTAATGTTGGACGCGCCAGCTTTAGCAATTTGTTTCTTTTGCTCAAACACATTAGCAGGCAACGGCACATCAGCAAAAGTGCCAACGGGCTTAGGAGCGCCGCCAAGCCCAGGTGTTTGGAACATCTGCGTTTGGCCACCTTGGTCAATAGTACTTGTAGTTGGCTTGTTCAACTCTATAAACTTTTCAGTGCCGAGTTTGGATCCGTTGATTAAATCAACAAAGGCTTGTGGGCCTCTAGCAATTGCGGCTTCAATTTGAGCGCGCGATTGATCTACAGTTATGCCTCGCGCTTTTAATGCAGGGCCAATGACAGGGTCTGCGTGATTGGCTTCATGCCATGCAATGTATTGTGCTGGCGCATTTGGGTCGGCAGGGTTAAGCGTATCTAAAAACGACCGCGATTGTTTTAGTGCTGCATCAAGCAATTCAGTTTTATTTTTAGTTAATGCTGTCGGCTGCGCTTTAACTTCACCTTGTGTCTTTTCAAGCAACGCCGCTTCTTTGTCTAGCTCAGTCAGCGTTTTTTCAATCCCAGGTAATTTAGAACCAAAGCCACCTCTAGCCAAAGTTTCGCGTAAAAGATTGCGGTCTATCTTGCCTGTAGCAGGATCGTAAGATTTTGCATACGCTTCGTTAAGCGCGTTGACCGTTTGTTCTTCACGCTTTGCCGTACTTAACTGATACTGCGCCAACGCATTTTGATTCTGCGCGTTTTGAATAGTCGCAAGTTGACCATACCGCGCAATTGGATCGGCTACTTGAATTGGTTGAACACCAAGAGAAATTCTAGGATCAATAGGCATGTTTAAATCCTTAACTTAAGATGTAGGGCGACCAGATGAGTCATACAACGGAATCCCCCCGCCGCCGCCGCCTCTTAGCGCGCTCAAATAATTTTGCCCTTGGTTGTAGTTTAAATACGTATTTAAACCGCTCGTCAAAGCGTTTGCAGTGCCGACGTACCCCGACGCTCTGGCCGCAGCCGCGCTGCCCATAGCATCGCCAACATTTGAAGCCATAGTTTGCCCTGCACTGCTAATTTGTTGACCTGTACTTTGGCCCATGCCTGTCAATGCTTGTAAAGGTTGCAGTCGAGCGGTACGCTCAGCCTGATAGCGGTTGAATGCGTTGGTGTATTCTTGCGAACCATAGTCTTGGCCAAACCGTTGCAACGCTTTGCCAGTGCCGCCAGACAGCAAACCACCGCGAGCCGCAGCAGACCGTTCCAAGGCTTTCTGACCTTCGCTCAAGCGAAACGCGTAGCCTGGATCAGCTTGAAATTGATTCATATCAAAATTTCTATACTTTGACGCTTCAACTAATTCTGGCAACGCATTGACGCCAACGTCATAAAAAGGCTTTTGCCTAGCTACAGTGTCTTGGTATTGTTGATTCTGCAACTCCGCACTGCGATTCATTGCGTCAGCTTGTGTGCCCGCAGCTTTATTTGCCGCGTACCCTCCTATAAGTGAGCTGCCTACTACAGCCCCTGCGACCCAAAAAGTCATGTTAGCTCCTTAACTTTTACTTGGTTGCCGATGCCGTACATGCTGTTGGGCTCATCTTCAACAAGTTCTTCCTCTGCTTCTTCTACTGTCGTAGATTCAGTTCTGTGAAACGTCATGCACAACGCATCTGTTTCTGCGTACACGGCGCGTTTGGTGCCAGGCTTACTGCACAGCAAATGGGGGCCTGTTACAAGCTGCGCACCGTCGTCGGTAGTGATTGCTACTGTGCCCGATACAATCAAGTAAAAATGTTCTTTTTTGTGAACTTTACCAACCACCAATACGCCAGCAGGGCGAAAAACTTTACGGCAGTACATACCGCCGTGGAACACATGTTCAGTTTCAGGTTGGTAAGGCTCAAAAGCCATCAACGCGTCTTGCAACGCTTGGACTTTACCTTGCATTAAATCTGAAGACAGATCTACTTGCCGCGCCTCAGCGCGTTCTTTAGGATTTGACTCAACGGCAATACTGTTCATAATCGTAGTCATTCCAAAAGCAGGTTGTTGTTGGACGCGGCTTGCATGATGACCCAGTTTGTGCCATCAGACACCATTGTCGCCCAGTTTCCAATAACATCCAAGAGAATTGCGGTTCCAGCCGAAATGCTGTCAAGTGGCACAACATTATTTGACGCTGACACCAAAAACTGCGCTTGCATATTCTTAAATGTAACCTGTCGCCCAGTGTAAGCCGTCGGCGTTGGTAGGGTAACAATACAAGTCGATCCTGACTTATTGTTGATAACCCAAGATTCATTATCCGCTAAAGTAAAATCCGCCGTTTTAGTAACTGGCGCTGAAATAGTCGAAGTTCCCCACGACGGCGCAGCATTAGGGCCATTGGTAACAAGCACTTGGCCAGCCGTTCCAGGATGGAGTTTTGCCAAAGTGGTTGTGGTATTTGCGTACAAGATGTCGCCAACCAGATACGACGAAATACCCGTGCCACCATTGATTGCAAGGGTTACTCCAGTACCCTCGCCCGTAATCGTGTACAGGTTATAGAAAAACCGATACCACTCCCGCGACATCAATCCTGACTTTGGGTCAATTAGATTAACACGGGGAGCCGTGATCTGAGTAATATTGGGTGTTGTAGCCATTATGCGTTCGTTGGGCTAACCAATAGCTCTGCGCCCATGATTGCAACCTTTACTGGGTCAGTCATTGACACCTCGTAAACACGGTCACGTAGCTTGAGCGTCATGCCAAGCCTGCGCCAAAAGACGCGGCGGTAATACTCGCCGATCTTGCCCATTTGGCTCAAGTGTTCATTCGACCATGTGTGGCCACCATCATCAGACCAGCGCAACATAAGTTCAGGATTGCTGCCTTGGCCTGTAACCAAACCAGTGCCCGATTCGCAGTCTAGTTGCAAGCTGTGCTGTGCCGTGCGCTTGAGGTTATTTGTGCCTGTTGGCAACGCTCTCCACGACCGCAACCACTTCTGAATGCCACCATTATCAGCGTACACATTTAGGTCAAGGGTATAGATGTTGCCGTTTTCATAGTCACCAACTACCGTATTTCCACCAAAGTTGCATTGGCAGTTGCTGCGGTGGCGGGTAAATTCACCTACTGAAGTATCCCAGCCAGCGCGTTCGTGCCACGCTTGGGTAGCCACATCGTAGACCCAAGTGGCGTTGGCAGTGGGGAATGTCAACACATAGAAGGCATGGCCTTCTTGTTGGTATGTGTAGGCCACAGCGTTTGAGATGTTGCCGTACTGGGCGATAGCGTACTCAATGGCGTGGGTAGATACCCGTTGGCCGGTGTAGCCATTGGCGCGGTAGACGATACCTTGGCCACGGGCGTCTGTACCAAGCCAAAACAAGCCGTTGTCGAGCTTTGCAACAGAGAATGCGGCTACACATCCAATTTCGTTAAAAGCGCCTTGGATGCGCTGCAAAGGGAAGTCAGCAGCGCCAGAGTCATACCAGACTTCAATTGAATCAGTGCCAAACAGCCATGCTTCTCGGTGGTCTACATTGATGGCGACTAGCCCGTCTGGCGAACCTTCAGCAGACGCAAAGTCAAGAGGGTCAACTGACGTGCCGTCAAGCAATTGAGTCACCCACACTTTTTGGGAGTTTGGTTCGTTGTAGACAAAATACCCATCCAAGTAGCCCACAGTCACGGCACCCGTAAAGTCGGGGTCGGTGATTTGGGCAAATACGTTGGTGACTTCGTTGTAAATAAATCCGTCAGGATTGCAAGCCAAAAAGATTTGTGTGCCGTTGTCGGCAATCGATACTGGGCCCGTACCAGTTACCGTACCCAGCAAAGTGGGTGTAGCGGTTAATCCAGTGACTTTATAAAACCCAGTACCAGACACAACATAGAAATCGGTGCCATTGGTCTGGTGCGCCCACAGCGCCCGAATTGGGCCAGTGCCTATGGCTTGCTGAAACTTAAGGCCAGGCGCGCGGTTAAGAAACCCAGGTTCTTTGCCGCCTTCAGGAATAACTTCAGGAAACAAATTGACCATGCGGTTATCCGCAGCGTTGATGCTGCGGGCAACATAGCTGGAGCCAAGGATCGGCGTCTTCATCAATAGTTGCCAGCAAAAATATTGAACCGCTGACGTGAGGCCACAATGGCATAAGGCATTGACATGATGTCGTCAGGATTGTTGATGCGCTTCAGATTACGCTTAGAGGTCATTGCAATCCGTTGCACTTGTGGGCTTGGCTCCACGCCAAACTCAGGTGCAATTTCCATTGCCAAGTTGTAGACAAACGCCCGCAGATAGCCTGGAGGAAACAGAATATTGGTTACCAAAGTGGCAGGCTGACTTAATTCCTCAACCGAAATAAAGTGCCATTCCAAGTCCCGTGTAGGCTGCGGGTAAACGGTCATCGTAACGTTAGGGTAGGTCATGTTGACAAAAATGACCTGCGGGTACGTTGATGTA